TACACCTTATGGTACTGGTAACTGGTTTCATAGAACATGGGTTAAAGCAGAAGAAGGAACAAATAACTTTTTACCTATTCGCTTACCATGGACTGTACATCCTGAAAGAAGTCAAAATTGGAGAGATCAACAAGATGTTGATTTAGGTCCTAGAATGGCAGCTCAAGAATGTGATTGTGACTTTACAAATTCTGGTGATACAGCTATTGAACCTACTATATTAAGTTGGTATTTAACAACACAAGTTGCTGAACCTGTTGAAAAAAGAGGCATAGATTTAAATTTATGGATTTGGGAACGACCAGATTACTCAAAACAATATGCTGTATTTGCTGACTGTGCTAGAGGTGATGGTAAAGATTACAGTGCTTTTCATATTTTTGACATAGAATCTAATGTACAAGTTGGTGAATATAAAGGACACATTGGAACTCGTGATTATGGTCATTTTTTAGTTGGTATAGCTACAGAATACAACAATGCTTTATTAGTAATTGAAAACGCTAACGTAGGTTGGGATGTAGTTCAAACAGCTATTGAAAGACAATATCAAAATTTATATTACAGTCCTAGACAAGACGCAGCTTTAGTTAATGTAGAAATGTATCTTAACAAATACGAGTCAGGAGAAGGTATGGTTCCTGGATTTACTACATCACAAAGAACTAGACCGCTTGTCATCGCAAAAATGATTAGTTATATTCACGACAAATCAGTAACTATTCAGTCTAAACGCACAATGGAAGAACTAAGAACATTTGTATGGAAAAACGGTAAAGCGCAAGCTCAAGACGGATACAATGATGACTTAGTTATGTCTTTAGGTATTGGTTTATTTTTAAGAGACACGTCTTTAAAATACAAACAAACTGGTGATCAGTTAGCTAGAGTAGCTGTAGAAGGAATAGGCAAAATTAATCCATCTATGATAAACGGAAATTACAACGGATTAAACACATTTAATAACCCTTACCAAATGAATGACAATTACGGAAATGCAATTGACTTAAATTGGTTAATAAAATAAAAAAACATGGCAACTATATTTGATAGCTTAAAAAAACTATTTTCATCTGACGTAGTAATACGTAATGTTGGTGGAGATGAATTAAAAGTAATAGACACAGATCACATTCAGTCATCTGGTGTATTACAAACAAACTCAGTAGTAGACAGATTTAACAAAATATACACTACATCAGGTGTAGCTGCTTATGCTGGTCAAACTGCCATTAACTATCCATCAATTAGACCTCAGCTTTATAGTGATTATGAAGCTATGGATAGTGATGCTATTGTAGCTAGTGCTTTAGATATTATTTCTGACGAATGTACTTTAAGAAATGAAGCAGGAGAAATGCTTCATATTCGTTCATCTGATGAAAACATTCAAAAAATTCTATATAATTTGTTTTATGACATATTGAATGTTGAATTTAATTTATGGTCTTGGGCTCGTAATATGTGTAAATACGGAGATTTTTATCTTAAATTAGAAATTTCAGAAAAATACGGTGTTTACAATGTTATTCCTTTTTCAGCATTTAATATTTTGCGTGAAGAGGGAATGAAACCAGATAATCCATCTTATGTAAGATTTAAATATGATCCAGCAGCAGCTTCAGGAGCTTCTACATCAGCTGGTTGGGCTAGTTATGGTAACAACCAAGTTGAAGATGGTATTTATTTTGAAAACTTTGAAATGGCTCACTTTAGACTATTAAGTGATGTCAATTATCTTCCTTACGGTCGTAGTTACTTAGAACCCGCGCGTAAATTATTTAAACAATACATGTTAATGGAAGACGCTATGTTAATTCACCGAATTACGCGAGCTCCAGATCGTCGTTTATTTTACATTAATATTGGCAGTATTCCTCCTAATGAAGTTGACAACTACATGCAGCGCATGGTTAGTAAATTAAAGAAAACTCCATTTGTTGATCCTAATACTGGTCAATATAATTTGAAATACAACGTTCAAAACATGATGGAAGACTTTTATATTCCTGTTCGTGGTAATGACACTACAACTAAAATTGAATCAGTACCAGGATTAAATTATGAAGGTATTACTGACGTTGAGTACTTAAGAGACAAATTATTTGCTGCTCTTAAAGTACCTAAAGCGTTTATGGGTTATGAAAAAGACTTAACTGGTAAAGCTACATTAGCAGCTGAAGACATTCGTTTCGCTCGCACAGTAGAAAGAATTCAACGTATATTAGTTAGTGAATTAACTAAAATTGCTTTAGTACACTTATATGTACAAGGTTATGATGGTGAAGCTTTAACAAATTTTGAATTAAGTTTAACAACACCATCAATTATATATGATCAAGAACGCATAGCTTTAATGAAAGAAAAAGTAGATTTAGCTAAACAAATTCAAGAATCTAACTTAATGCCTTCTGATTGGATTTATGATAATGTGTTTCATTTCAGTGAAGATGAAATTGATGAATATCGTGATTTAGTTATTGAAGACAAAAAACGATTGTTTAGAATGAAACAAGTTGAAGAAGAAGGAAACGATCCCGCCGAAACTGGTCAAGCATTTGGAACACCTCATCAATTAGCTACATTATATGGAACAGGTCGTTATACAAGTTCACCAAACGCACCTAGTGAAATTCCTTTAGGATATGATGAAAAACAACCTAACATTGTAAAAATGTCTGGTCGTCCTCAATCAAAAGTATCTACAATTGACACACAAAAATCACCATTTGGTAAAGACAGATTAGGTAGAAAAGAATACAGTGCTCCAGAGCAAGGTGATGCTAAATTAGGTAAAACTCAATATAAAGGAGGTTCACCTTTAGCATTAGAATCTACACAAGCTATTTATCTTCAAAACAAAAACACACTTGATGGTTTGTCTCCTTTCAGAAAAATTAATTTATTTGAAAACAAAGACAATGATGGATTATTAAGTGAAGATAATATCATGTCTCTTTAATTAACTATATATTTATTAGCAGATTCTAGCATGCAAATAAAGCACTCAAAGGTAAAGAATACCGGTATTATATTTGAATTACTAGTACGTCAAGTCACTAATGATGTACTGACTAAAGGTGACTCACCTGCGGTTAAAATTTTAAAAAAATATTTCTCAAATACCGAACTAGCTAAAGAACAGAGACTGTATAATTTAGTTAATAATAGTGAAAAACTAAATGACTTAAAAGCAGAAGCTGTATTAAATACATTAGCAGAAACGGCCGTTAAGATCAGTGTTGATCAAATCAACAAAGAAAAATACAACTTAATTAAAGAAATAAAAAAACACTATAACTTAGACAGTTTTTTTAAAAATAAAATCTCTAATTACAAAACATCTGCTGCTATCTATACATTATTAGAAAGCTACAGAACAAACAAATACATTGATCCTAAACAAGTTATTAATAATAAAATTACTCTTTTAGAACACTTAACTCAAAAAGAAATAATTAATACTGAAAACGAAAACATAAAGAACTTATTACAAGAATCTAAAGACATTCGTATTTTAACATATAGATTATTAATTGAAAAGTTTAACAATAAATACAGTAATTTTAATCCACAACAAAAATTAATACTAAAAGAATACATCAATAGTATTAATGATGCTGTTAAGTTAAAAGAAGTAATTAATAATCACTTTAACTATTTAAAAATTAATTTAAATAGTCATGTTGAAAGAATAAGTGATCAAACAACTAAAATTAAAATTGAAGAAAGCATTAAATTAATTAAACCAGTTCAGAAAAATGAATTACCAAAAGAAGAACACTTAATTAATTTGCTCCAATATTATGAGTTATTGAGTGAAATTAAAAAAATACTCTAATGAATAAAAAGGAACTTCAAGAAAAAATAAAAAAATTTGTTAATAAACGTGTAAAAGAAAACAACGTTTCAACAGGTGCTGGTGGTTATCTTACAAAATATGCTTACGAAAAACCACCTAAAGAACAATTCCAACCTGCTGTATTTGCTAAAGGTGCTAAAGACTTGTCAGCTTATAAAAATGCTGGTTATAGAGAAGTAAAACCTTCTGAAATGATTGACGCTAAGTATTTGTGGAGAGAAAACATTAATCCTAAAGACACTATTAAAACAGATGTGCCTTTATTTATACGTTTGTTAGAGTATGCTCGTGAAGATGCTAAAACAGACATGGATTTACATAATGTAGCTGAAAAGACTATAGCTTTAAGTAGTGAAAATAGAATTTTAACTATGTCTGATTATGATAACATTGTTAGTTCTAAAGCACTAAATGAAACTCGTTATAGTCAGTTTAAAAAACAAACTGAAGTAGTTAAACCTTCTACACAAATGTATATCGCTATGAAAGAAATTAAAAAGCGTTTACAAGAAGTTAATAAAATAGCTAATTACACTAATAAACTTAAAACTGAATTATCTGAAAATAATGACATTCATTATAATAAACGTACTGATGTTGTTATTGAACAGTTAATGGGAGAAATAAAAACGTTATATAAAAATTTAAAACAAATTCAAGAAAATGGCAGGCAAGGTTAAAGCTAAAATTAGTACTGTTAAAGTTTTTAAATTGACGCCTAAAAAACGTAGACCTGGCGTCCATGCAAAAACTAAAACTAGCAAAACTAAAACATCTAAGAACTATAAGAAATTATCAGTAGGACAAGGATCTTAAAATGATAGGGATATATAAAATAAAAAAAGTATTTTCTCATGGTAACAAAAAATAAATAATACATATTTATTATTATAATATATTATGAAAAGCTTAAATAAATCATACTTTGATAAATACGTTGATCCACTTGTAAAAGAAATAGATCGTGTAAACGTGTATGAGTTTGAAAACGGAATGGATTATGAGTTGCTTCAATTAGGAGGAAACATTGATCCAGAAAATCTTAAAAAAGCTCAAACCAAAGTACTAAAAAATCTTAAAAAAGATCCTGCTTTTTATACAAATCAATTAGCAGCTGATTCAGTTAAACTAGTAGGTGAGTATGGTAGTGGTAAAAAAGCTGGCAAATACAGTACTGCTAAAGACGCTGAAGTTGTTAAAGCTGAAGTTAAAGCTCCTAAAGACGATACTACAAAAATCGATAAAGCAAACGAAATGAAAGTAGCTAAAAAAGACGCTACTTCTAATGTTTCTAAAGATAAAAAACCAAAATTAGCTCCTAAAACTAAAGAAATGACTCAAACCCCTAAAAAGGCTAAAGGCATTAAATCAGTTATGGACATGCCTGGTAAAGAAAAAACTATTAAAGTTAACTTAAAAGAAGGTGTTGATGTTTATACAATGAATCCAGCATCTTACTTAGCCGCTTTAGATAATAACTCACACTATGTTAAAGCTATTAAACAAGAATTAGTTAATGATTTAGCTAAGAAAAACATAGTAAAAAACATCTTGAAAAAATACGCTGAAATGCGTTTAGATGATGCTGATGTTCAATCAAAAGTAAAATTTGCTATTCAAGATTTAGACAATATGAGTCCTAGACAAGACATGGATGATATGGACATGAACTCATTAAGTGAAGCTAAAGATGATATTGATAGTGTTTGGGCTTCTCATAAAGAAACTTTCTTAAAATCATTAAAAGAATCACAAGGTAAAACTTTTAAACTTACTAAAGAAAATATGGGTATGATTAAAAGTATGATTAAAGAAATGGTAACAGCTACTATGGTAGCTAGAACTGACAAGCCTACTATTGATAAGTTAAAACAAGAAAAAAAACCTTTTGAATTATATTAATGTATAAGCAAACTCTTATAGAATACATTCCTTTTAAGCCATTGCCTCAATCATTACATGAGGCTAGGATGAATCCTACTAGGAATTTAATAGTGGAAGGAGTCGTTCAAAGAGCAAATGCTAAAAACGAAAATGGTCGTGTTTATCCTGCTGAAATACTCCGTAGAGAAGTAGAAAAATACATAGAAGGACCAATTGCTCAAAACAGAGCATTAGGTGAATTAGACCACCCTGAATCATCAGTTATTAACCTTAAAAATGTGTGTCACAACATACAAAAATTATGGTGGGATGGTGATGATTTATTTGGTAGAATTGAAGTATTAGACACACCATCTGGAAACATATTAAAAAACTTATTTTTAAATAATATTACTGTTGGTATTTCTTCAAGAGGAATGGGTTCAGTAAAACCATTAAGTGAAAACACAGTTGAAGTACAAGATGATTTTGATTTAGTATGTTGGGACTTTGTTAGTACTCCATCAACCCATGGAGCTTACATGAAACCAGTAGGCGGATTAAATGAATCTAAACAATACACAAATACTTATGATAAATACTCTCGTATTAATTCATTAGTAACTGACATTATTTGTTCACAAACTGGAGTCTGTTGTATAAGATAAAAGTTTTTTAAGCTTTTGTTGGTTCTTAAGAACTATACATATTTATAGACATCCATACAGAATCTCTAATATTCTGTCGCACATTACAAAAAACTCTTATATTGTCTCTTTAATAGACAGTGCGAATTTAAAAAACAAATGTCAAAAAACACAAAATTATTCGAAGAAGCCATTGCCGACGCTAAAACACTGCGTGATACAGCTGTCGCTAATGCAAAAGCCGCTTTAGAAGAATCTTTTGCACCTCGCATTTCAGCTATGTTTGAAAAGCGTATGCAAGATTTAGAAGAAGCTGAAGAAGTAGACGAAGTCTACGTTTCTGACAAAGATGATCTTTTATCTGAAGAAGATGACATGACTGCTGAAATGTACAACAGTGATGACAACATGGACTTAAGTGAAGAAGATGTTGATTTGGAAGAATTATTTAACTCATTGTCTGAAGAAGACTTAGATGAAACCATGGACACTGAAAAAGAAGCTTACGCTGAAGGTGAAGATGAAATGGAAGAAAACTATGATTTGGAAGAAATCTTACGTGAATTAGAAGAAGAAGAAAACGCTATCTACGAAGACGAAGATAGTGAAGAAAAAGAACTTAATGAAAATGAAGATCTTGAAGAAAAAGCTTCTAAAGACGAAGACATTTCTGAAGTAACTGTTGATGAATTACGTGACATGATCCAAGACGCCATTCGTGACGTTATGGGTGGTGAAGGTGAAGAAGCAGCTGGTGAAGAAGAAATGGATTTAGACATGGACATGAATATGGACATGGAAGAGCC